ATGCTGACAGACAAGGAAGCGAAAAACGCCGAGCCGCGCGAGAAGGCTTATAAGCTATCCGATGCGGGCGGTCTCTATCTCTACGTGGCCAAGACCGGTCTGAAGTCCTGGCGGATGAAGTTTCGCCTTCACGGGCAGGAAAAGCTGCTCACCTTCGGACCCTATCCCGACGTCAAGCTGAGCGAGGCGCGCGCGAAACGCGACGAGGCGCGCCAGCGCATCCGCAACGGAGAGGATCCGTCCGGCGCGCGCAAGCGTGCGCAGGAGGCGAAAGAGCAGGCCCGGTTCGAGGAAGCCCAGGCGCTCAGCTTCGAAACCATCGCCCGCGGCTGGCACGATCTGCAGAAGGATCGCTGGACGCCCGTCCACCAGGCCGACGTGATCACCAGCCTCGAGCGGGACGTGTTCCCCCACATCGGGAAGCTGCCCCTGGTCGGCATTGATTCGCCGACCGTCCTCAAGATGCTCCGCAAGGTGGAGGCCCGCGGCTCGATCGAGACGGCGCGGCGCCTGCGCCAGCGAGTGTCGGCAGTGTTCGTCTACGCTATCGGCGAGGGCATCGCGAAGGATGACCCCGCCGCCGTGGTGCTCAAGGCGCTCCAGCCGATGCGGAAGAAGGGCAGGCAGCCCGCGATCACCGATCCGGCCGAGGCACGGAAGGTGCTGGTGGCTGCCGAGGACAGCGGCGCGTCGCCGGTGACCAAGTTCGCCTCGCGGCTCCTCGCGCTCACACAGGCCCGCCCGGGCATGGTCCGGGCGGCGGAGTGGACCGAATTCGAGGGTGTGGACTGGACGGGGGATGCCTTCGGGCCGTTCCAGCCGATCTGGCGCATTCCCGCGGCGCGAATGAAGCTGATCCTCGATCTGAAGGACGAGGAGAGCTTTGAGCACGTCGTGCCGCTCTGCTGGCAGGCCGTCGACGTACTGCGCGCGGTGCGCCGGCTCAGCGGGCGCGGGCGGCTGGTATTTCCCGGCCAGCGGCACAGCCATCGCCCAATCAGCGAGAACGCAATCGGCTACCTCTACAACCGCGTGGGCTTCTTCGGGCGCCATGTGCCGCACGGCTGGCGCTCGTCTTTCTCCACCACGATGAACGCCCTGGCGGTGAAGCGCGGCCGGACGGAAGATCCGGCGATCGTCGAGCTGATGCTGGCCCACGTTCCGGAGAATAAGGTGAAGGCAGCCTATGACCGCGCGGGCCACATGGAGCGCCGGCGCGAACTGTCCCAGGAGTGGGCCGACCTGCTCATGAAGGGCATGTGCCCGGCCAACGATCTCCTGGAGGGCCGCCGACGGAATTGAGCCAGCCCCTTTCCAAAACGGAACAAATGTGGAACACATGCGGACGTCTTGGGACGATTCGGGACTGTTTTACATGATCATTGAGGAAATCAGCGCTGCCGCCGTCATTCCGTTCGGCACATGGTTGGTGGCCCAGCAGGGCCGGGGTGGCTTCATCGGCGGCTTGGCCGACGCTGCGGCTGAAGACCGGACGTTCCCGCGCGCCGGCGACGTCGAGGACGCGCGGAAATGGCTTCAGCGCCGGATGGCGAGCGGCGATGACTGGGAAGCGCTCGAGGATGCCGAACTGGACTATCTCTCGCTATGAGCGCGGCTGTCCACGCCTACCCTCGCGAGGGGTTTCTGCTCAACTCGGGACAATGTCGGGAGCCGAGCGAGGATCGGCTATCGCTCTGCCTGCGTCCGAAGGGGCATGAAGGTGGTCACGAGATGGTGTGTTGGGAAGGATTTCGCGTGCGGGCGCCCTGGGGGCGCGGAGAGACTATCCCTTTCCGAGGTTTCGTTGGCTGAAACTAAAAGAGGCCGCCCCCCGCAAAAGGGGCGACCTCGAAACGGTGTGGCCGGGGGAGGGTCCGCCACCGTGGCACCATCGCGAGATGCACCGGGATAATACCCCGAAAGGGGTAGTTGTTCCAGATCGTTGGAATGGTACCGTCCCTTAGCCGCGGCAGCACGGAAGGTCGTGCCCGTCTTGAGAACCGCTTAGGCGGTCGGGTCAGGTAGTGAAGAGCCCTATCTGATAGCCGGTATCAAGCCCGGCCCGCGGCTACTCCTCCGCCGGTGGGCACTTAACGCCCGGCATCCCCACCCTTTCGAAGTATCGGCATACGCGAGAACCTGAATCGCTGATCGACTTCCCCCAAGCGCGGTCGGCCGACTGGTAGTTTGCCGCAGCGGTCGGATTACCCGGGTCGAGCGCGGCCGGCGGGATCTTCGGGCGGGGTGCGGTGAGAGCCGCCACGTCCGCCGCCCGGGGGAATGCCGGATCGGGACAGGTCTTGCACCCGGCTGCAAGCAGGGCGAGCGAGAGGGCGGCGAGACGTATCATCGGCAGTGCTCCTGATATTCGGGCATCTTCGCCAGCTCGGCGGGCGTGTAATCCTCGCGCGCGATGGCGCAGTTGAGCGCGAGGCCCTGCGGCGCCGTCGTCGCGCGAGCTTCGGGCGGCTTGGCCGATTCGGTGGCGGCGGCCTGCGATATGACGGTGTCTCGTTGGTCCCGGAGGCGCTGGTTCTGGAAGGCGTCTGCGACAGCCTCCTCTGCCGACTGCTCGCGGCCAGCCGCGCCGGCTGCCTCCCGCGCCTGATCGTGCTGCTCGATCGCCGCCGCGTTGTCGAAGTGGTTCCAGATCAGGAACCCAGCCAACAGCACCACGGAACCGATGAGGATCCACGCTTCGGGTGGGAGGCCTCTGACTTTGCCCAAGGCGGCCTTCGCCAGCGCGATCATGTCTGGCCCTCCACCGGCACGGGCGTGTCCGGCCCGTTGACTACCTGCACCGGCTGGGGCTCGCCGATCGGCGTGGACTGCGACAGCTGGTCGGTCAGCTTTTCGCGCTCCCGGCTGCCGGACAGGGTGACCAGAGCCGAAAGCACGTCCGCCAGCTTCACCAGCGCGCCGCCGACGATCGCGGACTGCACGCTTTCAGCCCAGTCCGGCATGTGCCGGGCGAAGGCCAATGAGGCGATGATGGCGAGGATGATGGCGATGATCCCCCCGCCGATCAGCATGAGGACGAGGCGGTCCCCGTCGCGGTCGCACTTCGTCGTCATGCCATCGCCGCCGCGAGCTTGGTGTGATAGCCGCCTGCCGCATAGGCTGGGCCGTTGTATCCCTTCGCAAACGCGCGGCAGGTTTCCGGATCCGTGCTCAGGGTGCGCAAGGCGCCAGACAGCCCGAAGACCTCGATGTAGCGGGCCAGCAGCTCGTAATGCGCCGCCTCGCTTTCAACCGTCGAGAAGGCCAGCTCGTAGGGGCCAAGGAAGCCAAATTCCTTCCACCACTTCCCCAGCACCTGGAACTTTCCCCAGGAGCACGAGGAGAAGGCCGCATCAGGATCCTTTCCGCAGGCCAGCCCGAGCTTATCCCAGCTGTCCTCGCTGTAACCGCCCGCGCTCAGATTGCTGAACGACGCGACCGACCACTTGCCGCCGGTCTGCCGGTGGAACAGGTGCCGCTCGAACAAGATCTTGGGACGACCGTTTCTGTCGTACCCGCCACCCGAGCTTTCGACCTGGGCGACGGCCTCGAGCTGCTTCACGGTGCAACCCAGCCGCGCGGCGAAGGCGGCGATCTCTCCGGCCGTGACGGCTGGGGCGTGGGCGTTCGTGAAGCGCGATCGCAGCGCCTCGCGGCTGATAGGGCCGAAAATGCCATCGGCAGTGACGCCGAGGACGCGCTGTAGGGAACGGGGGTCCATGTTCAATCCTCCTTGAGGCCCAGCCGGGCCCGGTCTGCCTTGGTGTTTTCGGAAAGCATGCGCTGCGCCTTGGCGCGCTCGCGGCCGATCTTCTCGGCGTCGTCGGCCAAGTTGCTGATAACCCATCTCACGGCGGTGAATGCGGCGCCGGAGAGCGCCTTGATCGCTTTCACGCCGCCGAACGCGATGGTGAAGGCCGCGATGGCCGCGCCCAGCGGGTCGAGGTGCATCTTGATGACGGCCGCCATGGCGAAGAGCGCGCCGGCGCCGCCGATCAGAAGCGAGGTGACCATGGCCCGCCGTATCTCGCGGAACGGCTTTCCCTGTTCGTGCATCACGCCAGCGATCGCGAGCCAGCCGGTCACCATGCCGAACGCGATGCTGCCGATTATTGGGTCCAGTGCTCCGATGGGAGCCATGACGAGGGCGGGGGCGTACTTCGCAACTGCATCTGCCCGCATGCTCACCCCGCTGTTGCAACCGTGACGAAGCTCACCGCCACGAACCAGGTGGCCGCCGCGCCGGCCATGAACCATCGCCCGCGAGCAAAGGCGACGGCTGAGAGCCACGAGGCGATGCCAGCCATGGTCCAGGCGCCGGCCATGACCGCGCGGAAGATGATGCTCTGCATGTCGAAGCCCGGCAGGCGGTTGGTGAAGGGGATCACCAGTCCGGCCACGAAGCTGAAGCAGAGGAAACAGAGGAGGGCGCCGCCGGCGAGCAACAGCACCTTGAGGGGCACGGTCACAGGCTCGCGGAGGCCGATGTGCCACAGAGTGGCCATTTCCCGTAGCTTGCGGGCGAGGGGCACCGCGCCGAGCGGTGCCCCCACGAATGCCCACCAGCGCATGACGTCTGCCCAGTAGTCGGGCGCGCTGAGCGTGGCCAACGGCCTAACCGGCGGCCTGGTCGGCTTGGGCGTCGACCAACGCCTGAATGCGCGCGATCTCGCCGTTGATGAGATTGCGGCCGCCCGTAAGGACGCTGATAATATTCGCCGCCTGCTGATATGCCGTGCTGGCCGGGGAAAGGTCGGCGATGAGGGCCTCCAGATCCTCGGCGAGGGTAGCAACCTTGCCCGACTTGAGGGCAGCGGCCACGGCTTGCGAGCCTTCGAGGGATTTGATGTCGCGCTGGCGCTGGAGGTCGGCAATCTGGGCGTCGATTTCGGAAACAGTCGGATCGGCCATGGTCAGGCTCCTTGGGGCGGCAGTGGCATGGGAACTGGCGGCGCGATCGGAGCGTGATCCGCTTCCACGCCGTCCAGCTCGTCGAGGGTGTCCGCGACGTTGATGCGCATGGTCTGGCCAGTGAGGTTCACGAACAGCCCGGCGCGGATGCCGTTGGGATCGCCGATCACTTCGCGGCGGCCTTCGATGCGGGACCGGGCAAAGATCATGCGGCCCTGTTGGAGAGCCGTGGCCGCTTCCTCACCTTCACCGAGGGTGACGGCCTCCACGATCTTGACCTCGATCGGATTGATGATCCCGGCTGCGTCGAGCACGGTTTTCTTCACGCAGCCGTACTGGTCGGAAAGCTGGTCGATCGCAGGGCCAGCGCCCATGTCGTAGATGATGGCACTCGGGTTGATGCCATCGCAGGGACGCATGACAGCGATAATGCAGCCAGCAGGGATCTCCAGCCGCTCGCCCGCGGCTGTCTTCAAGTGAAGCATAAATTTTCCTTCGGAGATTGTGTTGGGGGAGGCGCGGATTAACGTTCCGGCAAGCCGTCATCTTTAAATTGAAAGCTTAGTGACTTGCTTGGCGCTTTCGCTATTTACCGGCTCGCAAAATTGAGAGGGGCAAATGATCAAGTTCATTCTGGTAGTGGCCGTTTACCACACGCTGGGCGGCAACGCGGTTGTCGAGCACACCGAGATCCTGGACGATAAGGCGGCTTGCATTACCGCAGGCAAGGATTACGTCGTGCAAGCCAAAGCCAAGTATGCTGATGCAGATTACACCTGCTACCGCCGTAAGGTCCGCTAAGGCTTCGGCTACCAACCGGTCACATCGAGTATGAGCCAATCCGACCCCGTCTGCGTAGGCGGGTTTGTCGGTGGAGGGTTGGTGCTTGGGTTGTACTCCTGAGCATCGGTAGAGATCTGAGCGATCTTAACGCCGCCAGAAATTGCCTGCGTAGCCGAAACCGTGGTGACCACCAGCACCGAACTGCCCCCAGGCCCTGGCCCTTGGTTGTATGTAAAGCCGCTTCTCATAGGCGCATAAGCGAACTTCTGCGCGGAGCTGCCGATAGCATAGTTCCCGAGACCCGGTTCCATGAGCACGCCTGCTACCCGCATCGGCCGATATCCAAGGGAGAACGTGACCTCGCTGGCCGCGTTCATTAGCTCCATGCCCATATTGAGCGGGGGCGGGTTAGTATCGAACAGGTAATATTCGAATGTTCCGCTGTTTCCAGAAGAAAAAACCCTCCAGGCCCACGTCGTTCCATTAAAGCTATATCGATACCAAGCCACCGGAAGCGTGGGGTTGTAGATGGCCAGCAATGGACTTTTGCAGTTGTTGAAGGTCAGGTCGACATATTTTAATCCCTGATTGCCTCCGGCGTTTAACGTCGCCTCTGCAGTCCCCTTCGTTATCAAATGAAGGTTCTTGAACGTCTGATCAATCTGCCGCTTTCCAGTGACGGGATTGTCGAAGAATACCTGAGCCTCGGCCATTACTGGGTGTAAACTCCATAAAGCACGATGGTCTCAAATCGCCACGTCGAATAGATTTGCTGCCAATCCCAGCTCAGAGTTGTCCCAGAGACCCGTATCCTTGGGGTGATGTTGATACCCCCGGGCCCGACCATTCCTCTGAGCGGATACCACCATGGGGTCCCCAGCGATAAGTTCGCATCGACGAACGAACCGGTCTGAGGGTTTTGCGGGATCGTGAATTGCCCAAGGTACCGGCTGACAATCCAGTCGGTGCTGAATATGAGATTGCCGCCGCCATCCCAGCCTTCGACGCCGACGCCCATCACCAAATACCCCAGCGGCCGCGCAGAACCCCGTTGGAATCATAAACGCGCCAGTTGCCACCGCTGTATTCGGTTCGCATTCCTCCACCGGGCTTCAAGATTGCGAAGTTGTCGGCATTGACCACGAAGCTGCCGGCGTTGCCGTTATTGTTCAGCGCCCAGCCCGTCATGTACCCGTTGACGTCGACGGTGACGCCAGCCTTGCCGAGAAGCGCGGTGACATTCCCGTTGATCGTCGTGATCGCCGTCTGCTGGCTCGTGATCGTCACGCCCTGGGTGCTGACGGTGGTGGATAGGGAGGCGTATTGGGTGGTCAGGGTGGAGAGAGCCTGGAAGCTCTGGATGACGCTCGCCTCATTGCTGTACGGCGTCCACTGGCTTCCGATCTCCAGCTTCATTTGGCGGAATCCGCACGTCGTTCCGGCAAGCACGTTGCAGACAAAGCGGCACCGAATTGTCGCTACGTCAGAGGGTATCGTGAAGGTGATTGCAATTTGGCTTCGGCGGCCGGTTGTCGTGTCGAAATCGAAGGGGCCGGTTAGCGTCGACTGGGGGCCATCATAAACCAGAGTGCCGCTGGAATTGTAGCCGACGACGTCGACGTATCCGGTGCTTGCTCCACCGAAGAGGATCGGATCGCACGAAAGGGTGTAAGTGCCGCCGGCAGCGACAGCTACAGGCCCAAGGTGGAAGGCTTGCGTACCTGTGGCTGTGACTTGCGCATATCGCCCCCATCTGGCGCTGTTTACCAACGTGAAGTTCCCGGCGTTGGCCACGCCGCTATTGAAGCCGTCCTCAAGTCCCCCGTTCGGCAGCAGGTTCACCCCACCAGCGCTGACACGGGTCGTTAGCGTGGCGACGTTGGATTGCAGTGTGGTGATAGCCATCGCCTGCGTCGCGATGGCAGACCCTTGGGTCGAAACCGTCGTGCTCAGGCTGGCGTACTGTGTGTTTAGGGTCGCGAGCGCCGTGAAAGACTGCACGATAGAGGCGTTCGCGGTGAATGGAGTCCACTGGCTGCCGCGCTCCAGCTTCACAAGGCGGAACGAAATCGTCTTGCCCGCCCCGAGCGATGTCACCTGCCCTCGGCATCTAACACGTAAGGTTGCGGTGTTAGCTGGAACGATGCCGGTGTTGGCAAGCTGGCCTCGTTGAGCGTTGCTATCGTCAAACCCGAATACGCCGCTCTTGCTGTTAAGATTGCTGCTGCCAATCTGAGCGCCGGACGCATCGAGGAAGAGAATGTCGACGCGAGCATTCCCGTCCAATGCACCAGATCTTGCATCAGCTGAAACTACAATCGCTGCCCCAGCACCCGGGATCGATCCCGAAATATCCTGATAAGCCGCCCGGTTCGTCGTTCCAGCGGAGAAGTCCATAAACAGGAGCGTGCCATAGGTGCTGTCGCCCGTAGCGACCGTGTTGTCTGGCAAGACCCAGCCCGCAGAGCCGTTTTCGAAGCCGCCGTTCGGCAACAGATTGACGTTTCCGCTGGCGGTAACCGACGTGGTCAAATTGGCGATCTGCCCTGCCTGTGTCGAAGAGGCGGTCTGAAGCTGCGTAATCGACGAGCCTTGCGCGGACACCGTAGAGCTCAGGCTGGCATAGTTGCCCTGAAGTGTAGTGATCGCCGTCGAGTTCTGGCTGATCGTGGAGCCTTGGGTAGACACCGTCTGAGACAGGGACGAAACGCTTCCCTGCAGGTTCGTGATTGCGGTGGCGTTGCTGCTGATCGAGCCTCCGTGTGTGGAGACCGTCTGCTGCAACGTCGAGATCTGTCCGGCCTGCCCGCTAGCCGTCTGCTGGAGGCTGGTGATGCTGGCGCCTTGCGAGGACACGGTACCGGAGACTGTCGAGATTGCCGTGGCGTTTGCGATAATGTCGCCTTGCGCGGCCTGGATCTCCGCGCCTTGAGCCAGAATGTCATCCTGCGCTTGGGTGAGCGCCGTTTCGGTCGCTGCTGCGTCGGCCTGAAGGCCCGCAATGGTCTGCTGCGCGGCGGCGATGTTGATCTCGGCTTGGGCGATGTCCTCGTCGAGCTGGGCAAGCGCTTCATCTTGATCCTGAAGCTGGCCTTCGATGATCGTGATCTTGCCGACGCCGGTGACCACCTGCTCGAAGATCGTGGTGTCGCCGTCGATCGTGCCGACACGGTAGCTGATCCGCACATCGTAGGCGGTCTGGCTTTCCAGGGGCGCGATGACGTGCCGGACGGTGTCCACCGCCGAGAGAATGGCCGAGTTGGTCCAACCATCGCCAGCACTCTCGCCGGTGGTGTGCAGGCGGTAGTCGATCACGATGGCGTCGGCCGACGGCATTTCGCTGTCGCCAGCAACCAGCAGCGCGGGGAAGCCTTCGCCGGACGTCGTCCCCGAAACGCTCCATTCCGTCGCGACAGGCGCCGGAGGCTTCAGGTCGGGCGCGGCAAGCGTGAAAGGATCCGGCGGCGTGGTGGATTCGCCGAGCGCATAGGCATGCTTCGAATAGGTCTCGGTTTCGACCGCGAAGGAGACCTTGCCGGTGGACGGATCGATCGCGCGGCGCGTGATCATCACCGGCTGGTTGACCAAGCCCTCTTCCGGGACGTTGAGGTAGACGACGTCCCCGGTCTTGAGGCCGATCCACTCCGGCCCGGTCGTGAAGGTCCACGGCCCGGCCTCGCGGCTGTTGACGATCTCGTAGGCAGCGAGCTGGCCCGGCTGCTTCGCCTCTTCGCCAGAGAAGACCTGCACCAGCGGGAAGTCGATTTCCTTGCTGCGCTTGCCCTTGTCGGCGGTGATGTACTGCGCCACCGAAACGGCGGTGCCGGTGATCACCGACCAGTCGCTGTTTTCGTCTACGTACCGGGGAAGGACGGTGTTTATCCGTTCCCGGCGGCTCTTCGTCGCGGCGAGCGAGAGGCCATCGTGTAGATGCCGGCTCTCGATCGTCGCGATGGCGGTGCGAGGCATGTTGACCAGGCAGCCGACCATGGCCGCAGTTTGCGTGGGGCGGGCGCCGCCAGCCTGAAGGATCCGCTTCAGCGTGTCCCACTTGCTGTCCGTGGTCCATTCGACGCCCCCGACCTTCCAGCCGTTGGCATCGCAGACATTCGCGCACTCGACGAACTCAGCCATCCGGATCGTTTCGACCGGCGCGCCGATGCCGCAGGTGCGGTTTCCGTTCTGCCAGCGCCCCAGCGCCCAGGTGAGCGCGTGGAGGCCCGGATTGTCCGACCAGACGTATGTCGATTCCTGAAGCGCGCGGCAGGCGCCGGAGCCGCCGGGGTAGGTGCTGTCGAGGCGGGGATCATAGACCTTGACCCACTTGCCGATCCAGGCGGGTTCGGGCGCGCCGGCGCCGTACATCTCGCCCTGCTTGTTGTAGCGCAGGCACCACATGGCATGCGTGATGCCGGACAGCTTGTGCGCCGTGGTCCAGCCGGGCGCGGTACCGCCGCCAAGCGACAGGTTAAGCGCGGTCGCCATCGGCCCACCGAGGTGGACCTTCTGGGCCATGTAGTCGCGGAATTCGCCAACCGCGTTCCCGCTGGCATCGAAGGCCACGACCTCGCCGTCAGCCGTGAACTTCTCGATGCTGTCGATCTGCCCGCCGATGCTCAGCAGCGCGCCGAACCAGAGCAGGTCGTTGAACTTGGTGTAACCGGGGCGGGTGTTGGTCCCAGCGAAGAAGCGCAAGCCCGACATGCGGGTGCGGCCCATCGCGTAGGGCAGGCCGCTATCCGGATTGGTGACGAACTTCGTGGCCGTTCCCTGGGCGGAAACGCCGGGCGCCGTCGCAGCAGCGGCAGCCGTTAGCGCGGCTGAAGCAAGGCCGCCATAGGCCCCGATTGCGCCAAGGGTTGCAGCAGAGACACCGGCGACACCGCCCGCACTAGCTGCCGTGGTTGCAGTCGCCGCCACGGCGGGGGCTGCAGCACCCGCCGTCATCGCTACCAGCGCGACGGCCGCCACAACTATGCCGGCGGTCTTGAGCATTTTCGCCATTACAGAACGCTCCAGGCACGCAGGATCGAGGCGGCATGCGGCGCGGCCGTGACCAGGCCGGGGTGATCCTCGTGGAAGGCAAAGACGTTGCCGGATCCAGCGTACAGCGCGATCGTGCCGACCGGGCTGTCTCCCTCCACTTCAGCGACGTCCCCGAGCAGCATGCGGGCGGGAGTGATCGGCATCAAGCCGAGGCCATCGGCCATTTCTGCGAGGCTCGAATAACCGAGGCGGCCCAGCGCCTTTGCAGCGCCGAGCGCCGTTCGGTACCGGCCGGCCTTGCTGATCGCGATCTTGTAGCCAAGCTGCCTGAGGTGGAAGGCAGCGATGCGAGCGCAATCGACTTGGCCCCACTGGAACGGCTGGTCGCGGAATTTGGCCATAGTCGCTTCGATCGCGGCGTGCCGGCGCTCAAGCGGCATCATGCGAACGCTACACTCGCAGTCGCGGGAGACCAGAGCGATCCGCCCTTGGCAGTGTTGCTGCCCTTCGGTGGTTTGACGCCCCAGTACAGATTGACGTCGGTTGCCGTCATGAAGACCAGACCAAGCTCCCCGGGCCAGATGGATTGATGCCAGCCGTTCGAGGCGCGCTGGCCTTCTTCGACCTCAAACAGCCGCTCGAAGACGCTGACTGCGGTGTATTCCAGGGTGCGGAGCCCTGAAGCGTCGACCTCGATCTTCGGCACGTCGATCTCGCCGAGGAACAGGGTCTCGGGCTGCCCGATAGAAAGGCCGGTGACAGGATCGAGGGCGCCCGCGAGCAGGCGGATGACGCTGCCCTGCATCTCCGGGTGCGCGAGCGCAGCTGCGGCGCTCAGGTCAGGCGGGTTGAGCGTGATGGTGATCTCGGGGGCACTGTCCCCCATCTCCTCGCTCAGCTCGGATAGCGCTGCGATGGAACCGAAGGTCGCATCCAAGCCGGAGTAGCTCTCCCCTGCGACGACAACCGTTGCAGCGCCGTCGAGCAAGCGGAGATCATAGTCCGGAAGCTCGATGCGAACCGCGCCGAACATCCAGACCGACGGCTGAGCCAAGGCGTTTTTGAGGGTCGGATCCATGGTCAGGCGGCCTCTGCTACTGTGAAATTGAAGTCGGCCACGCGCTGGACGGCGATCTGCCAGCTCAACTCGTCGCCGGGGTTAACGAGGCCCTCGATCATCGGGCGTGCAATCTCAACGACGTCGCCCGCAGAGAGCGGGGTGCGGATCATCGGCCACATCGACACAGTCACCGCGCCCCCGGCAGACGCGACGGCATCTGCGGCGAACATGTGCATGTACCGGCGGCCCGCATGGATGATGGAAGCGAATTGCCCTTCCTTGATCGCGTATCCGGCGGTGAGGCCTGACAGCGGGAGGACGGTGCCGCTGGCAACCGCCGCCGCGAGCTTCGGCGCACCGGGATTGCCGGTGTCGAAATCGGGCTGAGGCCATTCCATCAAGAGCCGATCCTCGCGAGCGCGCAGCAGTCGCGAGTGGATCGCCATGGCCTCGTCCTTGGTCGGCTTGGGCGGGAGGGTCACTCGGAGACCAAAGCGAGCACCGGGGCGGTTTATCCGTTGCTCTGGGCCGCCCAGGAATGGGGTGAGTACCCCACCGAAGTCGCGAAGGTAGGGCGTGACCGAATTTGGAATGGCCGTGTCCGGCAGGCTGATGACGGCCAAGTTTACCTCCCGGGGATACGACGGCGCTGCGCGCGCGCGAGGTCGGTGCCTGCCGAGGCGCGGGCCTGCGCTCCGGCCGCCGAGGCGGCTGGAACTGCGACTTTTGCGGCTTGTTCGCGAACCACGACATCGAAGTAGGCGGAAGGAACGACCTGAACCTGTGCACCGCGCCCGCCCAGAAGCTGCGAGGTGTCGGCGTTGTTGTAGACCCGCTGCCCGCCAGAGAAGTTGACCAGCTCCGGCCCGCGCTCTCCAACGAGGGCGAGCCCGCGCGGAGCGTAGTTTGTCCCAGTGGCGAAGCCGGGGAGCTTGATCTGCGAAGCCCAGCTCTGGATTTGGCTGCCGAGGCCCGAGGAAAACGACGAGGCGCTGACGCCGTTGATCGAGCTTCCGCCACCGAATAGGCCGCCGAGTGCATTGGAGAGCGAGCCGACAATCGCCTTCTGCAGCTGGATCTTGACGAGATCGGCGATTATCTGCTGCGCCACGTTCTTGAATACGGCGCCCAGTTTCTGAGTACCTGTGATCGCGCCGGCGAGACCATCGGTCAGGCTGTCGAGCGCCGAGACCTGAATGTTCTCCATGGCCTCGTTCATATCAGCGACTGCGTTCGACAGGTCGAACTTGTAGCGCTGAAGCGGCGACATGTTCTGCTGGTCGAACCGCTGGCGCTCCGCGGCCTGCTGACTGGCGAGCAAAGCCCGCGCCCGGTCGGCATCGGCCTTGGCGATATCGCCAGAGGCAATCTGCTGTTCGAGCAAGTTGGTCTGGATCTGCTGCTGAAGCGTCAGCGCCTCGCCTTCCAGCTTCGCGCGTTCCTTCGTCGTGGTGGCGATGTCAGCCCATGACTGGAGCGTGTCCGCCTGCCGGCCGAGCATATCGTTCGCCTGGCGGGCCTGTTCCTCGGCGATCTCGCGGTTGAGCTTCGCCGTGTAGAGCGAGTTGTTGACTACGATGTCCCCGGTGGACGAATCCGTGCCGTACAGCCGCTCGATGTAGGCCATCTGGGCCTTCTTCTGCTCATCGGTGAACTTGTCGTTTGCCGCGATCTCGGCAAGGCGCTGCGCCTTCTCCGAAGCGAGCAGCTGGCGCGAGAGGTCAGCGCGCTCGTCGGCGTCCGTAGCAAGCGCCAGCTTGGCGTTGATCTCTTCAGTAGCGAGGCGGTCGAGTTCGCGGTCCTGATCCGCCGCCGTCGCCATCTTGGGGGCCTTCGGCGTCCGCTTCTTCTTTTCCTTGCTCGGGATTGCCGGGTTGACGTTGGGCCTGGGAGCCGCGGGCGGCTCAGGTGCGGCGGGCGGCTCACTGGGAAGTTTCCCGCCGGGGGCTTGAACCTTCGCCCCCTTGATGAGGCCGGCGCGCTCAAGCAGTTCGATAAGCAGCCCCAGGGGCGGGAACAGGCGGCCGATCGACTTGATGATAGTCCGCACCGAGTCCTCGACACTCGTGCCCATGATCGACCAAGCCGACTTCCAATCGCCGTTGATCGCTGCCTTCACTGCCGCCGTCGTCTTGATGATGACATCGAACAGCGCATTCACGAAGTCTATGGCTTCGCTGATCGCCTGGATGACGGCGGCTCCGCCGATCTCGATTAGCTGCCCGATGAGGTCGCCGAGAAACTGGACCACCGCGCTCTTCGACAGAGCTTCGAGCGCCTCGAAAAGCAAGCCGATGACCTGCACCGCCTGGTCGAACAGCACGGTCAGCTTAGGACCGATCGTGTCGACCGCGGTGCGGAACACCTTGCCCAGCGCCGCCACGGTCTGCTCGCGGAACAAAAGGAAAGCGGCGGTGAGCGCTGCGATCGGAACGGCCAGAGCGCCCAGTGGGGCCACCAGCGCGGCGAGGGCGGCGCGCAGTGCTGCCCAAGCCACAGTCAACGCGCCGGTCGCCGTGCCGGTGGAAGCCATCGACCCACCGATTGAACCCAGCGCGGCAAAGACCGTCGATCCCGCCGAAATGATTGTGCCCAGGGCTACCAGGAGCGGTCCGAGCGCGAGGGCGAACGCGCCGAGTGCGACGCCGACCTGCTGAACCTGCGGCGGCAGTGCGGCGAACCAATCGACGAGCCCGGCGAACTTGTCGACCATCTGGGTTACCAGGTCGACGATTCCCGTGTTGGCGATCGCTACCTTCAGTTTGGTGAAGGCGTTCGCCAGCGCCGTCTGCGCGGCCGTGTAGTCTTCCAGGCTCTTGGCGTCGGCGTCCGAGATGATCGCGGCGTTCCCGCCGAGTTCCTTCAGCGCCTTGCCGTTGTCCCGCAGGATCGGGATCAGCGCCGATCCCTCGTCCGCGATGCTCTCCATGTAGAAGACCATCTGCTGCTGCGGGATGTTCGCCTTGACCAGGCTGTCGTAATAGAGCTGCAAGGCCTGCGAGCCCGACAGATCCTTGAACATGTCGATCGTCACGCCAACCTTCGGCGCCACGTTCGTGAAGAAGTCGGCCAGCTCGCCGCCGCCGTTCGCCGCGAAGTCGCCCAGCTTTTCGCGGGTGTCCTTCAGGATGTCGCCGAACTTCTCGTAATCGACGCCGATCGTCTTGGCCGCCGCCGCGCCGCGCTGGAAGCCCTCGAACGTCTCGCCCGCGAGCTGCGCGGCGTTCTTGAGCCCGCGCGCGTCGTCCGCCAGCGCTACGAGCGCGGCGAATGGCGCGGTGAAGCTGAGCGTGAGCTTTTCGCCCACGCTCTTCATCTTCTGGCCCAGCTTGTTAAGATTGCTCGCGGTCTTCGCGATGCGCTTTTCGGCAACGCTGGCGCCCGCTTCGAGCCCCGCCGTCTCCATCGTCAGGTTTACGGCAAGGCGCGCGATCACATCACCCAGGGACATGCGATTTCTTCTCCTGGTTGAGCTTCATGGCGCGGAACATGGCGAGCACCTTGCCGGTACCGGCATTCCGCTTCTCTTCGGGGGTGAGCGCTGGTTCGAGCAGCTTATCGAGCGGCTTGAGCCGTTTGGTGCGGGCGAAGGCCTCTGCGTGCCAGCCGGTGGCGAGAGCCTGCGCGGCGGCGCCCTTCATCCGGGCGCCGACAATCATCAGGAAGTTGCGGGGCGTTACCCGCCAGAACGCTTCCGGGTCGAGCTGCGCTTCGCACCACTGCCGCCAGAGGTCCTCCCAGGTCGGAGGGCGGGCGGGGCGTTTCCCTCCGCGCCAGCCTTTGCCGGATCGGGCATGGACTGGTCGAGGGCGTTGGTCAGGGCCACGGTGACGCTATGGGTGTCCTCGCGCAGGATGTCGGACACGTCGGCCAGCGTCACACTGGGATGGCGGGCACGCATCGCGCCGAAGAGCATGGCGCGCAGCGCACCGAGGAAGCCCGCGCTGGCGTCAGCGGCGAGCGCGTGCATCGGTTTCCCGTAAGCGCCCTCCGCCTCGATCAGCGCATCCATGTCGAACACGAGGGTAAATGCCCGCTTGTCCTTCAAAACCAGCGGGACTTCGCCTTTCAGCAGGTTCGCCATTATGCGACCTCGTACTCTTCGACGTCGTCGACGGTGACGACCCGGAAGGTTGCGGTCGCTTCGGTGACGCCGTCGGCCGACAGCGTGCCGCGGCTGTAGCCGATGCAGCGGGCGGTGCCGGTGATCTGAGCAACGGGCTCGCCGTCTTCCGGAAGCACGCACTTGAACGGACGCGTGTCGCCCGCCTTGTTTGCCGCTTCCAGCATCTTGTCGGTATCGGAAAGCGGGCGGCTGTTGAGTGTCACCTCGAAGTCAGAATCCTCGTAGAAGCCGCTGAGGTATTCCCGGCGCCAGCCGGGCGACTTGAGGTGCGTCTTCTCGATCTGCTCGCGGTTGCCCTCGCTGGGGATGTCGAAGCCCGTAACCTGCTGGCATTCCTTCAAGACGAGGGGACTGCCATCGCCAAGGTGGAATTCGCCCATGTAGCCGGTCGAGGCGTCCTGCGTTTCGGCCATTTCTATTACTCCGGGACCTATACCGATCTATGCCAGACGAGCAGGTCCAAGCTCATCCGGTGAACGAAACCGGCCGCAGTATCCTCGCCGAGGTCCTGCGGACCTTCGGCCTTGGTGCGGCCAAACTTGACGCCGTCGATGGTGGTGGGGACGGCGAGAAGGGGAACGAGCGCATCCGACATGGCCTTAGCCTCGGCGTAGCTCTCGGCTTTGCAATCCGCCTGCACGCGGGTGTGACGCCCGCCGTTGTAGCCCTTGAGGTGCCCAGGGCGCGGATCGCTCACAACGATCAACTGGAGATAGGGAAGTGCCGTGCCTTGCGGTACTTTCCGACCCCAAACGACGCGTGGCGCTGCGCCGGACGCAAGGATGCGCTTGCGCATGGCGGTCTGCATATCGGCCATGATCAGGCCCTATTGCGCGCCGCGCGCTTGGCGATCCGGGCCTTCGCCTTCTCGATCTGCGTCGTCAGCTCTTCCCGGACGTCCTCGATCACGCGAGGACCTTCCTCGTCGGCGGTGGGCCGGGCATATGGGTGAGCGGGCATCTTTTCCGTGCCGAATTCCTGCCATGCTGGGTTGCCGCCTTCCTGCGATGCGGTGCTTGGGCCGGTGTTGACCGAGACGCCCGACGAGCGTTCGAAACGGGTGCGCGACTGGCGCTTGGCCTTCACGACTTGAGTTTTCATGCCCTTCGCCAACTCTTCGCTGTCCTTGGGCGCCCGGCGGGCCATGCCCTCGCGGACCGGCTCCATGACCTTCTTCGCGGTGCGCAACAGCACGGCGCGCGCCGTGGCCTTGGGCAATTCTTCGGCCAGAGCGCGCTCCAACTCGCGAAATCCGGTCAGCTTGAACTTGATCGTCACGACGTGGCCGCCGTCGCAGTGAATTCCAGCTCGCCGCGAGTGATCGGCAAGCCCGGTGCGGCGATGTCGAAGTTCAGCTCGCCGAGAACGATGCGGTCGCGGGCGCGCATGCTGCGGGTGTTTCCGTTGTCGAGCACCTGGATGGTGGCCGCCTGCTGGGATTGCATCTGCGCCGCCTCGCGGCGCTCCGATCCACGTCCCCAGAAGAACCGCGCCCATTCTTGGCTCACATCGGAGTAGGATGCGGGCACATCCTCGCCGTATTCGTCCTGGCCGGATGAACGCCGCTGCAGCGTCACCAGCTTGTCCCGGGGCCCGGCTGACATCAGGTGAACACCCGGAGGGGCGACAGCAGGGTTTCAACTGTCGTCGACATTGGAATAGGCGCGGACCCTGATCCAACGGCCGCTGTCTCGCGGTTGGCATACAGGTCACCTACCATCAGAAGGATGGCTGCCTGGATGGCAGGCGGTAGGTCGGCGTAGCCTGCTTTCCAACGGATGCGGACCGTTTCACCAGCCGCCCCGCGCCAAGCGGCGACAGGGAACGACGTCGGCCACGCCGGGCGCAGTACGCCGCCGGAAAGTTCATACTGGTCGCTGGCCAGTTCGACGCTGTCACCGAGCGCGTTGACGTATGCGACACTCTCAATATCGACAGCCGGTGGGTAAGGCAGCGTGATAGCACCGCAATTTCCGAAGGTCGGAAGTCGCATTTCCAGCGTCTGGATACCGATCGCACGCCCCAGCCAGCCATCTGGCCCGTCGATGTGGGCGGTGGCGGCCGCGATATACGTCGCGATCAGCGCGTCCTCGTCAGCGTGTAACACCCGAAGGTGAGCCTTCGCGTCCGGGACCGATACTACGGGTTCCGGTGGTGTGAGGACGAAAGCGCTCATAGATCAGGCCGCCTCGCGCTTTGCCTTGATGGCAGCGATGATGTCGGCCTTCTTGGTGGCTCCATCGAGATCAATCTGCTCGCGTTCCGCCACTGCTTTAAGTTCGTCCAGCTTCATGCTGTCGAGATCTTCGAGCTTGGCTGGCAGGAGCTGGCCGTCCGAGATTGCACCCATCTGGAGCAGGCCTGCGGCGTCTGCTTCGGATAGGTCGATCTCATCGCCGCGCGCGTAATCGTGGCCATTGTCGGTCATGGCGCGCAGGCAGCGAAATGTCTTGAGAGAGCTCATCATCATTCTCCGGAGATGGAGGGCCGCCTTTCGACGGCCCTCTGTTGGGATCAACCGGTCGGGAAAGCGCCGTCGACGAAGGCTTCCGGTCGGTACACGGTGAATGCCAGCCGCTCCTCGGAGAGCAGGGTGACCATGTTCTTGCGGAAGTTGTCGCTGTCTTCGGTCGACACGAGCACCTGGCTTTGCATGCGATCGAACAGCTGCGCGGCGCGGGCCCATGCGCCCACCGTGAACTCGCCCAAGGTCTGAGCGACAGTGGTCACGACGGGGCGCCCCCAGAGGGTAGGCGCCAGGCCGCCCTGCGGGTTGCCGATGATGTAGCGGCCCAGGGTATCCTTCAGCAGCTCGATCTCTGCCCAGTCCGTCGGGTGCAGCACATGGCCATCAGCCGAGTACTCTGCGAGCTCGACCTGCAGCAGAGCGAGGCGCAGAACGTCGATCTTGGTTGCATCCGCAATCGTGATCGGCGCGGCGTAGTCGGCCGCCTGGGGCTTGACGCCCAGCAGGTTCTGGCCGGTGCCGTTGCCCTTCAGCAGCTGTGTGTCTTCGACGATCGCAAGGCCGTAGCGCAGGCGATAGTCGATCATCGACCGGAGGGCAGGCGCGTCGGCCAGGATTTCCGCCGAGGCGAGCATCCAGTGCGCGATCTTGCGCACCGGAGCCTGCTTCAGATCGAACTTCAGGCTGGATTCCGGCTTGGCGGTGGTTTCCGCGGTCATACCGGCACCATTGGTGAAGCCCGTTTCCTGAACGTATTCGATCGAGCTCGAGCTGGTCTGGCCGGGTGCGACAAGACTGCGGATCGTCAGGCGTCGATCGGGCATCATCGCCATCGGCGACTGCACCCGCTCGGTGCGGACGAGGTCGCCCGCCGAGCCGTCTGCATCGGTGGTCAGCGACGTGATCGCCTTCACCTCGATCGCCACATTCCTGCCGGGCTGCGCGCCGTTGGGGAATGCCTGCTTGTACTCCTCGCTGTCGATGAACTGCTGGCCCGGGGAGGGCTGCTGCTCATTGCCGGATCCGCTGCGGTCGGCCTTCTGCTCCAGCTCAGTCATGGAAGCCTTGAGACCAGCGATCGCGGTCAGCGCTTCGTCGGCGCGTTCCTTCAGGCTGGTGGTGAGGGCTTCGCCGGCAGTCGCCTTCCCGAGGGCTTCCTCGGCAATCGCTTTCACCTCGTTGGTTGCCTTCTCGAAGGCGGCCTTCGTTTCGGCGGCGATCTCGGCGGTCGTGCGGCCCGGCGGGTGACCGGTGGGGTCACGCAGAAGCCTGCCGAGGCGGCGCTCGTTGATGGTGAGGCGGCCGATAAGGGACGCGCCCATGATCCCGCGGGCAAGGCCCACGAAAGCAATCCTGCTCATACTCGTTTCCTTCTAGGGGGTGCCGTCAGGCGGCGCTGTTCATCGCCGCCCAGAAAGCGGCGTCGGGGTCTGCCGTGTAGTCAGGATCCCCCTGACCCTTGAGGTTGATACGCACGGCGCGCTCAGCCTCCGTATTGGAGAGACCAAAGCCCTTCTTGAGCAGGGTCTCCCATTGCCGCTCGGTAAGCCGGTCCCCGGCTACCAGACGAGCCTGCAAATCTTCGATGTCCTTGACGTTCGTCACACGGGTCCGGTCATTCATCGGGATGGTGACCAGCGAGATCTCGTGCAGCGCTACTTCCAACAGGTGGCGGGCCTTGCCTTCCATCCGGTGGCGGATCGTCTTGTAGCCCATCGACAGCCCGCCTAGCGCGCCGCTCTTGGCGTCCTCACGAGCTTCGTTCGCGGCGGACGTGTTCGAGAACTTGCCCTTCACCAGCAGGCCGTCGGAGACCTCTTCGAAGCTGGTCCACGATCCAACCGGCCGGCGCTGGTCGTGGTAGAGCAGCATGGGGATAGACTTCCGCCCCGCGATCGAAGCTGAAATTGCCCCGCGCGCGACGATGTCGCCGCCGGCGTCCAGATTGCCATAGCCAATGGCCAGACCCTCGATGGCGCCGTTGTCATTCAGGCTCTTCAGGTCGAGCGCGAAGTCGAACTCGTTCATTGCTGGTTCCTCGTTCCGGCGATCGCCGCAGATAGGGGGATGTCCTGCATCTGGGTCATCAGCACGTCGCCGCCAGCAACTGGCGGGAGGCCTTCCAGCGCCCGGATCTCGTTGCGCGTCATGAATTCCTTCATGATGCTGTAGTACGTTGCTCGGCCCTGGCTGTCGGCGCGCAGGAAGCCCTCGACGTTGAATTCGATGCTCACCCCAGCCGCACGGTCTTCGGGAGTGAGCAACTGCTTCTCAAGCGAGCCCTCGATGCGCTTCAAACGCTTTCGCAGCTTGAATTTCATCACCGAGTTGGTCTGCTCGGTCATGCTGCTGCCAAGCGAGGTGTTGCCTTCGGTCGAGCCGACAAGGTGCGGGTCGACCTCGAAAATGCGGCAGATTTCCTCGACACTGAATTTCAGGTTGAGGATCAGTTCGGCGTCTTTCGGGGACAGCGACAACTGCTCCCACTTGAGACCGCCATCGATGACCATTGGCCGGCCGGCGTTGGCGGCACCGACAAACTTCTCCTGAAGCAGCGTCTCGAGCTTTGTGCGCTGGTCGGAGCTGAGCGGGGTCCCCTCTTTGGTCATAATGCCGCTCGGTCGCACGCCGTTTGCAAAGAGGCTCGACGATGCGCGGTTAGCGGCGAAAGCGTTCGAGAACGATTCTGCGCAGGCAGCGATCGGCGATACACCGCCAAGGGGGCCTCCCAAGGGGCCGCGGATGTGTAGGACGTCCTGCTGGGTCACGCGATAGGCGCGGGCCTCGTCGGTCCACGCGTATTCGATTTCACCGCTGGGTAGGCGCCGCACCGACACGGCCTGCGGCGGAATAGGTGTGAGGGATGTGATTCTCCCACCGGCTCCGCGGCGGATGTGTGCGTAGGCGTTACCTTGCAGCTCAATCGAGGCCGCAATGAATTCCCAGAAATCGAAGGCGGACTGGTCGTAGTTGGGACTGCTGTGCAGCAGCCAATACAGCCAGTGTCCTCGATCTTCGACCGGGACGCCCCCGGGCCCGGCGCGGTAGATGGTCAGCGGCAGGGATGCGATGTTACCAGCCCAGAAGTTGACGCAGGCCCAGGTCGCGGCCAGGCCCATAACTGACGCTGCGGTTACGCGTTCGCCGAAGGAATACCTCTCCGGAAGCCATCCATTCGGATCGGTAAGCGAAAGCTCTTTGCTCGCGTACGCTGCCGCCTTGCGCTCCATAGCAGCGCCTTGGCGCCTATCCTCCTGAGCGGCAGCCGCAGCCGACAGCTTATAGTGCGATACGGTCATGCGTAGCTCTCGATCCACTCGTCGACATTGCCAACGCCCTCCGGGTTGCGGGTCATCAGCATCACGGCATCGAACGCCGCGACAAGCGGATCGATCTTCGCCTTGCCGGCCACCTGTTTCGTGATCAGCACCGCGTTGCCGCGCTGCTCAGATTTTGCATTTCCGGCGCACCAGGCCATGAGCCGCTGCCCGGCATGGACGAGTGTGCCGTCCTTCAGCTTCCGTTCCGTGCCCCAGACGGCCGCTGAGAGGCGGAAGCCTTGGCTGATCGCGAGCATTTGTTCAGCGGTGAAGCCGCGCCCGGACAGTTCATCGACCAGGGCGGTGATCCCCTGAGGGTCGAGACCGATCGCCGCCTGTTCCGGGAACAATCCGGCATCGCGAACCCGCTCAAGAATGTCGGCGACCTCCACAAGATCCTGCGTCGGGCTGGTGCATCTCACCAACGTGCCCTCGGCGATGAAGTCGTTCAGGTTGCTTACGATGTCCTTGCGACGCTCGAATACGTCCAGTTGCGCCCATGCCCGGCACCAGAGCAGCCACTGCTTCGTGATCCGGTGACGCCCCAGCAGGGCCAGCCCCAGAAGGTCGTCGAGGCCGCCGCCGTCGCCGCCCGCCACCATGACTTCGCAAATTTCGAGCATATGCTCGAGCGTACCGTCCCAGAGGGCGGCTGGAGCCTTTGCCTGCTCCCAGTATGTGGCGCCGATCCACGCATCGTGGCGAAGGCCGACGCCGATTTCCACATTTAGGTGTTTTGCAAAAAATACTTGTTTGGTGCCGTCTTCGGCGTTTTCTACCTGCCGAAACTCGCTAAGCAACCATTTCTGGCTAACAGAGCGCCCCAGGTTGGGGTTCGTGATGTAGAAATTTTCCGGGTCGAGGTGCTCGTCCGCGGCCATCATCTCCTCGGGGTACTCGTAGAGCACGGCCAAGAATTCGGGGTCTTCGATCACGCCATCGCGCACGTCGCGAGCATAGTTCAGCATGTCCTTGAACACGCCTGCGGGTGGCGCGTCCGACTGCGTCGTCAGGTAGAGCGTGTAGCCTTCCGGCCTTGACACTTGGCCGCCGGTGGCTTCCCGAAACATACCATCAGCGTTGGCCTTCTTCCCGAACAACCACAGCTCGTCGATCAGAACGCGGCTGGCCTTCTTGCCCGAAACGGTGGCGCTGTCGGCGGCGACGACTTTTAGGGTGGCCTTGGTGTTCCGGTTGGTGATGAGCCGGACATGTTCCTGGATGTGAAGAAGCGCGTCGAGTTCTTCGTCGTTTCGGATCATGTCGCAGGCCGGCTTAAAGCTGTTGCCAGCCACTTCGATCGTGGGAGCGAGGATCAGATTTTCGTCGGATGGGCGCCACCCGGCAATGAGCTCGGTGAGCATGATGCCCGCGGCGATCGTCGACTTCGTGTTCTTCTTCGAGACGAGAAGGAGGCCCTTGCGGATTTTCTGCTCACCCGTTTCCGGGTCGTACGCCCCGAAAATGGCAGCTGCGAAGTCCAACAGCCACTCCCCGGCCGTCTCGCCTATCGTGAAGTGCTCGCCAGTCGCAGGGTTAATGCCCAGATCGACGATCTTGAGAGACGTGAAGATCGCCATCTTGGCCTCGGCAGAGGCCGGAAACAGAGGGGAAAATGGTATCAGAGACCTGCGTTCGCGGATCCGGCGCTTCCAATCGAGGCACGCCGTGGACCATGCGACCACTTATTTCACCGCTTTCAGCGTCGGCGGACCCAGCGCGGCGAAACGGCTGCCGCCGCCAATGGCCTTCGCTTTCTCTTGCTGGGCCGCTTTCTTGCCCAAGGGGGCGGAAGCCTCGTTCAAGGTTTTCAGAGCAAGGGCCAGGGTCTTCATCGTGTTCGCCCGGCTGGGCAGGCTGAGCGCCTTCATCATGGCTGTCCGCCGACTGTCGTCCGAATCATCTTCGGTGGCTGAAACGATCATGTCCTCGAGCTCTCCGCGGCGGCTGGTGACCGCGTCCAGCTCGTCCAACATCCTTCCGACGAGGTTGCGGCCGTCGTCGGCAATGGCTGTCGGCTCGCGAGGATTTTCCGGGTCGGAAGGCGGCGGAGGGGGAGACGCCTGATCCGGTTCGCGCCGGTTCGCACTGCGAACTGCGCGTTTCCATCCCTCCGCCTTCGCCTTCTTTCTAATCGCTGTATCTGAGACTTCGTATCGGTCAGCTATTTCCCGGATCGAACATTCACCGGCCAAGTATTCGCGCTCGATAGCGGGCCAATTGATAGAAGAATTACGTTTCGCCATCGGGCGTTACCTCCGGCGAAAGTTCGCACCCCTGCTCGTCCACCAGGATTTTTTCTCTGCGTGAGAGGGACGGCGGTCTGGAGCGCTAGGGCAGATCTGATTTTTGACCCACCCCCCGGTCAGGGGTGCTCGGGAGCCTCGGTGGGGTCGGCGATGTCGATTTCGACCTGGCAGCCCGCGACCCATGCGCCGAGGCGGATGATCGGGGCCGCGATGCGGAGGCGGGCGCGGGTGATGGCGATGAAGCGAACCCGCAGCGTGATGGTGGAGACAAGCGACGGGGCGGAGACGGTGGCGATGGCCATGCTGGGTCAGGTCCTTCTGCGGCTCAGATCGCGCAGCTCCTGTTGCTGCTTGCGGCTGTCGTGGCAGGGCTTGCACAGGGTCCAGAGGTTGTGCTCGTCCCAGAACAGCGCCTCGTCGCCGCGGTGCGGCTTGCGGTGGTCAGCCACCAGCTGGGAGGTGTTGCCTTCCAGCTTGCCGCATCCGGGCCACTGGCAGGTGAACATGTCACGGGTGAAGATGGAGAGGCGCAGCGCCTTCCATCTCGCAGTGTTGTACCACTTGCGCCACGGTGAGTAGACGCTCCGCTGCGCGTTTTCACTGCGCTCCACAGGCGGGAGCGACCCCAAACCAGGCTTCAACGTTGATAGGCGAGCGCCCAATGTCTTGAGCTTCGCCATTATGTTCTTGCTTCAAAGATGCGCTTCGCGCGTCCCCCCGAAAGCGAGGTGCTTCCGTGAGGTGAGGCGTAGGAGAACCAGTCTCTAGGGCGAACGCCTTGCTGCTCCTGGCAGCGGTGATGGCGGAACAGTACGTGAACCATCCTCATCTCGTCAAGCAGCCACGCGTGCAGGCAGGAGGCTGTGTGCCGAGATCTTCACAGGTACGGAAAAGCCTGGGAAATCGACGAGCGCGTAGCGTCCCTGCATACCTGCGACACGGCCCATCAACCCTTCGAACCCAGCATCAGCGAACGTAACTGCGGTACCGGTCGCGAACGTCCGCGCCGTGTCGCGCGGGCGCTCTCGCTGCTCGGCCAACCGAACAGCATCAAGAGCTCGGTCGGCGACGCGCGGATATAGGTCGGCATGGCGGAAGACGTGGAAGTTCGGAACGGCTCGCTGCACATAGCACTGCATCGTGTCATCCCACACGCTACACGTCGGCGACGGCATCCTCGAAAGAGCAACAAGCAGGGGTAGGCGCTCGTATTCGGCGAAGACGATCGTCGGCATCATGGGAGCTGAGATCGCCTTCGGCACGCGGGCATGGCCTACGCGAACGGTGCGCGTCTCCTGCGGCGTCCAGGCGCGATAGCCAGCCGCTTCCAGCGCCGCCGCAAGCGGCAGTGTCCGGCTGGGCGCGGTGCGCAGGATGCACCATTGCATCAGTATCTTCCTCGTGAATTGGGGTTGCAGGCCTGAAGCTGCCTGAGCAGGCCCATGATCGGAGACATGTGGTAGCTCTGCGCGTTCGAGTGGCGCATGACCGCTTGAAGGGCCATCGCGAGATCTCGTGCCTGATCGCCGCTGATGTATAGGCCGGGCCGATCGTGACCGAGCTGGATAGGGCCGGTCTCGATGGGCCCGGCTTGGCAAGAACAGTTGCGAACCGTCACGATTCCGCCTCCGCCTCGCCGCGAGCGTAGTCCGCACGCGCAAGCTCTATCGCTCGCAGGATAATTCCTCTCTGCGCTTCCCGGTAAGCCTGCTGGACGTATGGCGCGACCTTATCAGCATCGGTGGTTCCGCTGGCGACGACGGTGAGGCGATCCTGTAGAACACCGTTGCTCAATGGAACGCGCGGGCCACTGGTTTTTGACAGAGCATGGTCAGAGAACCATGCCAGCGCCAAGCCGCCGTTGGACCGCTGCCGCAGCACAGCTTGCTCTTTCGCGATGCGAGCGAGTTCCTCGCGGACAGGGACAGGGTCGATGCTCATGCCGCATCCTCCCGGCGAACTCGTGCCGTGTACGAGCCATCGCTGTGCCGCCACAAATAGCTGCGCGTCTCGCCCACGCTCTTCCACTGTTCTGGCATCGCATCGATCTCGGCTTGCGTCGCAGCGCCCTCGTCCAGGCGGGCCATGGCGTCATCAAACCGGGCCTGCCGCTCGCGGTGGGCAGCGGTCGATGCCGCGAGCTTGGCGCGTGATGCGTCATCGTCACGGCGCCAACGAGCCAAGATCTCAACGCACTCGGTGGTGCTGGGATAGAACTTGCAGCTGCACAGCGCTTCCGTTGCGAGGAATTCCAGCGCTTGGCGCGGGTATCGCCCGATCACCAGTTCGTAGGCGCGGTGCCGCAGCTTGCCGCCCACGCTGTCGTCGGGGCGCCTCGGCAGCATGTCCATCATGCGCAGGATCTGGGCCAGGAACACCTCGTCGGCCATCTCGAGCACGGGCAGCGGCGCGGCGGCAACGACCATCGCTGCGGCTAGCTCGTCATTGGAGAGGCGCACCGCCGGCACGGCCCCGGGCGATGGTTTCGTCGAGGGAACGAGTGAACCCGTCTCGCCTATCGGGTTGGTGATTGCCGGCAAAACCTCGCCCAGCTGTCGTGCTTCGTATCCCATTTCGTTCGGTCCTGTTTCGGTCGGCTTTCGCGATCCAAGTGCGGAATGCCGCCTGCCAATCCTTGGTCACGCGGTCGTTGCTGGCGGCGTGTGCCTCGAAGGCCATCCGCTCCCGTTCCAGCATGCCGGGCGGCCAGCCATCGACGATCTGCTGGGCCGCCGCCGTCAGCACGGGTTCCCAGGCATCGGGCATCGGCAGGGGCTTGGAGACAGTGCGTTTCGGCTTCGCCGGCTGCTCGCCAGCGGCTGGTTCGGGGTCGGCGCCAGGGGCGGGGAGAACCGGATCGGTCCCGGCCGCCTCGTGCGTGCCCGCATCGCTCGCGCGTGATTTCTCTTCCGGGTGGGTAGGGGTGGAGGGGTTAGAATTATTTTCATTGGGGAGGCGGGGAAGGGAGGGTTCACCGTCACCTTCGTCACAACCGTCACCAGCCGTCACATGTGACGTTTGTGACGCGTTGAGACGCTTGTTTTCCCGCCATCTTTGCGTGCGAGCGGCACCCGCGCTGCGCGGTTTCGGCTCGGCGCGCACTTGTGTTTCGAGTTCGGCAATGGCCGCCAGCAAAGCGTCACCAGTGACGCCAGCGGCGATCAGATGCTTCACAGCGGTTGCGATGAGGCTCACACCACGATCCATTCGATATCGGGCCAGAAGGCGCGCGCAAACGACATGCGCAGCACCGATGCCTCGGTTTGGGTGGCCTTGTTCCCCTTCACGTCCTCGCAGACCTTCCGGCCGCGCTCTTTGTAGGAGAAGTCGGGCTTGTAGACGGCCTTCCGGCCATTCGGATGCAGGACGGGCTTGCCATTGACCATGAAGGTGAACGTCGGCTCAACCTCGAGGCCGCAGATCTGACCGCCGCGCTGCAGGAGGTGCAGTTCAGCGCAGCGTGCAGCTTCCTTCTTGCTGGCATGCTTATGGCCGTGGCCACACACCGCCTTCTGCGCGCCGAACTTGTTCCCCGCCGCCTTTGCGGGCGGCAGGGAAAGGAAGTCGGCGAGACTGATGCGTTTCGGCATCTCGCTCACAGCTTGGGCCACTCCGCAGGAGGCAACCCTGCGTTCTGCCGCATCTGGTCGGCCTGGGCGCGGATCAGCGCCCGGCGCTGCACTTGGCCGATCTTGGCCAAGGCAGCGCCGGGAGCAACCGGCTCGGGCTTACGCTTGCGGGTGAGCCAGCCGAGCATGGTTAGAACGGCTGGCCGTCGTAGCTGGACCTGCCAGCCGAACCTTCCGGCGCGCCGGCGAAGACCGGAAGACCGGTTTCGTTCTTCACCTTCTCGAGCGCCTGATTGAACGCGGTTTCGAAAGTGAGGTCGGGGCGCCACAGTTCGTACCAGAACACCGGCTTGCCATCCTTCAGGCGGTAACGAAGGCGCGCGATGATCCGATAGACGTCCGCCGAGCGTGCGAAGATCGGGATGGCGATCGAGAACAGCTTGGGGAAGTCGACGGGCTTTCCGTCCGACTGCTTGTGCTCGGATACGAAGGCAAATTGGGTCTCGCCGGTCGTCAGGTTCACCGCTTCGCAGGATTCCGCCGTCTCATAGATGCGGAACTTGAGCGACATGTCGACCAGCCGCGTGGGCGTGGCTATCGAGCTAGGCGTTGTCGCCCGGTTCGCCTTTGCGAAGTCCTGAGCCTGCTTCGACCATTCGCTCACCGGATCCTCGGACACGTCGACAATCTGTGTTTCGAGGAAGGCCGCGAACTCGCCCATGGACATCGGCGTGGCGTTCCTGCCGAACCAGGCCTTCCATTCTTCGGAAAGCGGGAAGGCATAGTTAGCCTTGTGGCGCATGGGCTCGACCGGATGAGCGGGAATGACGCCGTCTTCGTCGATGTTGGCAGGGTGGTAGTCAAAAATGGCCGTCAGCGAGGGCTTCTTGAAATCGTCTACGGCGAAGATCGCGGAATTGGCGAACTTAAAGCGGTTCACCAGATCGATGAACGAGGGAAGCTGGGTCAGCACGGCGGTGCCGCTACGGAACAGCGGGTGCGAGCGATACTCGTCCCACAGGTTGGGGCTGAGCGGATGAGCTCCGCTAGCCGTGAGGGCGACGGGAGCTTCGGTACCGGTGCGAGGATCGGTAACCGTTACGACCTGCGCGCGCAGATGCTGCTCGGCCAAGTTGAAGGCCTTGTCCATCAGCTCGCCGGTGCGGTCTGCGACGGTGTCGGCGGCGGCGAGCGCGAGGGCGCTGGTGTCGGTAGTGGCTTGGGTCATGTGGTCGATGTCCTTCGATCAGCCGTGCAGGGTGCGCGGTTCGGTGGTGGAGACTTCGCGGATGGTGCCGAACAGATTGCCCTGACGCGGTTTGTTGGGGCTCAGGCGGCCATCGCGGGTGAACCAGGCAACGGTGGCACCGTGCTTTGCTGACGGCAGCTTGAAGGCGAGCGACGGCGTAAGGACTGAGAATTCCTTGTCCGGGTCGAAGTCGACGTCGATGGTGAGGGTGATCTTGCCCTTCACCTTCTTGTTGCTGTCGATCCCAGCCGCCTCGAGCTTCTGCGCGAACTCCTGGAGCGGCTCGCTGCTGTCGGCGTTGAAGGCCCCATCCTTGAGCATCATCAGCAGGTCGGTGAGGGTCGACGCGGCGGGATAGCGGCGCCCGCCATCGGCGGCGTTCTCCTCTATGATTTCGCCGGTCTCGGGATTATGATCCATCTTGCATCACTCCGGCGCGCATTCAGGTCATCAGGCCGGGGTGCGCGCCATCCCCCCGACCCGAAACTTGTCAGGCCGCTCGAACGAGCTTCGCGAGCTGGGCGTCGATGGCGTCGCGAGCGCTTTCGAGGGTGCTGCGGTTTGCGCGCACTTCCTCGGGGTCCACTTCGCCATCTTGCAGAGCGACAGAGATCGCGAGGGCGGCCTTCAGGATTGCCGACTGCCCAGCGTGGTCGCAGTGCGCGCCGCCGGGGCGGCTGCCCTCCACCAGCGTGCGCAGCGGGCCGACGAAGCGGCCATTCCACTCGCGCCAGGCGGCGAGCAGCGAGAACCCTGACATGTCCGAGAAGTCGCCGTTGCAGTACGCCTCGGCGCGGTCGCCGCTCTTGCCCATGACGCGGCCCATGTCCGCATAGGTGAGGCTGTCCTCTTCCTTGATGGAAGCCAGGGTCTCAGCGATCGTGTCACGGACGGAAGACGCGGAAAACACGGGCTTATTGCCGGTGGATGTGCGGTTCATGGCTGGATTACCTCGGCGGCATGAAGAGAAACGGGGACAAACAGGAAGGGCTGGGCCGCGCGAGTGTGGCGGCAGCCGATATCGCCGCGGATCCCGCAGCAGGGGCAGGGATCGCGATTGACGCTAAGGGGCTCCGGCTTGGTCAGCACGCGGGCGGCGTCGCTCTGCGGCTGGTTATCGGCGCGGGCGGGGCGATCAGCGTTCACGCGGTGGCGGCACGTCCGCTTCCAGCCGCCGGGAGTGCCGGCGGTGCTCTTGCCGGTCGACCGGATGGTGACGATGCGCGTGTTGCTGAAACGCTCGACGGTGACCTCGCCCAGCGCTTCCAGCCGCTTGAGGGCGGCGGAGGCGTTGTTCTGATGCTGGAGCCCGAGAAGCTCGGCCAGTTCAGCATTCGTCGGAGCGGGACGGCCGGCGTCGGCGCACTTGGTGAGCAGGACGAGGAGCTTGGCTGTGCGCTGGCGGCCGTCGATGCGGTTGTTCGTGCTCATGCTCGAGCGTCCCATGAATACCCACGGTTCGAGGCGCCGCGCACAGGCAGGCGGTCGCCGAACGTGCGGCGGAGCGCGCGGATATGAGCGGCCAGCGTGTTCGGCGAGCTGTTCGGCAGGTCGTGATGCGTGATCGGTTCGCCATTGGCGCGGGCGATCGCATAGAGCGTGCGGGCATGCGCGCGGGGCAGGGCGATCTGCTCACCGTCGTGATAGGTGAGCGACGGCCCGAGCGACCACTTGCCGCGACGGACGATCGCGTTCTCGTCGGTGTTGCCACCGCAGTGAGGGCAACGGGCGCTCATGCTGCGGCCTGCCGAACGGGAAAGTTCGCTTCCTTGAGCGGTTTGCGGAGCCGCCTGGCCATCTTGACCAACGCGGGAATGCGCCAGCTGGGGATGAACCCCGTCCGCTTCCAAGTGTGAACCGTGGTGATCGGGATGCCGGTTTCTTTGGAAACAGCGGAGACGCCACCAAGACTTTCGAGGATTTCTGCTACCGTGTTCATGCAGTCGAATTACGATAACCGTAACTCAAGCGCAAGCGAAAATACGAACTTCGTCATCGACGGCGGAATACGAAATTCGCAATGTCGCGCGATGGTGACACACGACGAAATTCTCGCGGAACTCCGCCGCTGGATCAGCTCTGGCAAGGTCCTGCAAAAGGAAGTTGCCGCTGAGCTGGGCATAGCGCCGGCGCGTATCACCGAGATGCTGAAGGGCACCCGCAAGGTGCAGCAGCGCGAGATGCCGATCCTGGCGCACTACTTCGGTATGGATGAGGGGCCGGATCCGTCGGTCCGGAAGATCGCCCGTATCGGGATGGTGCCGGCTGGCTCGCTGCGCGAAGCGCTGGCCGACACACCCAACAGCGTAGAGGTCCCGGCGAACCTGCCGAAGGGCGTCTTCGCGCTCGAGGTCGACGGCGAGAGCATGAACAAGATCGCGCCCCTGGGGTGCGATGTGATCGTGGACCCGAACGATAAGAAGCTGTTTTCCGGCGATCTTTACGTGGTGGGCAACGAGGCGGGCGAGTTCACCTTCAAAAGGTTTATGCAAGAGCCCGCCCGCCTGGTGCCGCTGTCGACTGACCCGGCGCATAAGGAAATTGAGATCGGATCCGAGCCGATCAACATCATCGGGCGGGTGGTGTCTGTGTCGATCGGCGCGGAGTTCCTGCGCCGAATGGCCTAATCAGGCCGCGACCTCGCAGTCTACGGGCACCCAGCGCAGGTCTGCGCCGACGTCCAGGAAGAAGCGGCCATCCTCGTCGTAGGAGCCGAGTTTCAGGCGCGCCGCGTCCTGCTGTGCCTCGTCCAGATTATCCCTGATCGGCCCTCTGGCCTTCCCGAAATACTCAATCCGACAGCCCCGACGCATTCCAACCTCGCTTGATTCGTTGATGGGTATAATGGAACATATTGAGAACATCGGCTCAAGAGGGAAATCCCAGCAAATCCCAATCGATACGGAATTACGAAAAGCGTATTGACTTTGAAGTTACGATAACCGTAAGTTACATCCAACAGCCCAGCAGTGAGCCGCAAGCGCAGACCTGCCGGGATCCTCGTTGGAGACCGCCGATGCACCGCGCATCCTATCTCGGAAATTCCCAGCCGTCCGCGCCGCAGAGCGCCTCGCTGATCTCGTTCGTGGATCGCGACGCCGCGGCGGACGTGATCTGCAAGTTCCTCGACGCAATTGATGCCGAGGGCGGCCCCAAGACGGCCTTCATGCAGTACGCTCAGGCGAACGCCGCGCGCTCGCTGCGCCTCTGGGGCGTGGCGCGGGAGCCGGCGGCATGATCCGCCTCCACCTCATCACCGGCCCGGTGGTCACCTTCACCAACTTCATCGACCTGTTCGACTACGTGGTCGAGCGCATGGTCGCGCGAGGTGAGCTGTGAATCGCTCAAGCCTGCCCTTCGTTGGCATCATCGCCGCGACGCTCGCCGTCGGTACCGGCCTCCTCTACGCCCTGGACGACGGCGCGCGTCTCATCAACGAGAACGCCGCCGCCCGGGCCTTCATCCTGTCGGACCTGTTCTGGCCTGCCGTCGTCGGCCTGATCTGCGTCATGCTGATCCTGCTGGTCGGCGTCGTCTCGTCCTACGAATTCCACCCCGACCGCCTGTCGGGTCGCAACGTGCCGGAGCGCGGCGAATGACCGCGCCCGGCACACCCCTCTCCCAAAGCACCGGCCGGAAGAGCACGCCCCCCGCCTTTCCGGAAGTTCCCTCCCTCATGCCCGCGGCCTCCGGTGCTGCCGCGGGCAACCTCCACCTGACGCCCGAGCAGGAGGAGGCGGTCGCCGCCTACCTCGCTCGCGTCTGGCGCGGCGCCACGGGCCTCTCGGAGGTCCCGCCGCCCGAAATGCTCAGCACCCTGGTGGACGTGACGATGCGCAAGGCGCGCGACGTCGCCGCCAGCCGGACTGGCTGAGCCGAGATCGCAGGGAATGCGTCACGGAAAGGAAGACTTTGGTCCCCCGCATTCCCTCCCCAGCCGCAATCCTGCGGACTTTCAGGACGCGCCGAGGGCCGCGTGGGGACGCCCTCCCAGTTTCACCTCACAAGGATTTGCCCGATGTCGCATTTCACAGTGCTCGTCATCACCGACGAGGCTCCTACCGAAGACAAGCTAAGCGAAATCCTCCAGCCGTGGCACGAGTTCGAATGCACCGGCACGGAGGATCAGTATGTGAAGCTGGTCGATGAAACCGCAGAGGTTCGTGAACTGATGACCGATCGCGGCCCCGCATATGAAGGCGGTTCCGATCGTCCCGCTCTCACGCTCTACGACGCGCTCTCCTACTATGGTCGCGAAGAGCGGATCTATCTCACCTCGGCCACCGAGCTTTCCCTGGAGGAAGCTCAGGAAATTATGGAATCAGACCGCGAAAGCTACAAGCACGGCTTTGCCGCTGTGCGGGCGCCATCTGGACATTCCGGGCCTCCGCCGAGCGACGACGAAGAGGCCTTCGAGGCGTTCGTCAACAGTTGCTCGCTGGTCGGTTCATACAACCGCACCAACCCGGAAAAGAAGTGGGACTGGTGGGTAGTCGGTGGGCGCTGGGGCGGCATGCTTCGACTTAAGTCTGGCGCTACCGGGACCTTGGGGCGGCCGGGTACTTTTGGCCGGATGCGCGATGAACCGGGCACCGCCGATTCCGCGCAACTCGCGGCAATCGACGTCGAAGGTATGCGCAGCGAGGCGAGATCCCGCCATGGGGTTCGTTGGGACCGGGTCGACAGTGCTATGCAAGGGCTTCCCCAGATCGTCTCTTGGGATGAGATCCGCGAACAGCATAAGCCTGACTTTGATGCGGCTCGTACCGCATACCGTACCCAGCCGGGTGTCGAGGCGATCCGCAAGGCGTTCCCCGACCACTTCGATATCGATGAAGAAGTGCGCGCGTCGAAGATGTCGCGAGATGACTATGTCGCCGCAGGCGCAGCATCGGCTCTCACCACATTTGCCGTCGTCAAGGACGGCAAGTGGTTTGAGCGCGGCCGGATGGGCTGGTGGGCTGTCGTCCAAGACGAGAAGGGCGAAGATGCGTGGGATGCGGAGTTCGCAGCTCTACTCGATGGCCTTCCCGATACGGCGCACCTGACCGTCGTCGATTGCCACATCTGATCCAATTTCAACAGGGACTGAGAGGGCCAACCCTCTCAGTCCTCACGGAGCATTTTCAATGGGTCGAGTTCTCGTAGCCTGCGAGCGGTCCGGCGTGGTCCGCAACGCGTTTATCGCTGCCGGGCACGACGCTTGGTCCTGCGACATCGAGGCGGCTGACGATGGCAGCAACCGCCACATCCGGGGCGATGTCCGGGACCACCTGGATGACGGCTGGGACCTCCTCGCTGTCATGCATCCGCCGTGCACTGTCCTGTGCAATTCCGGCGCGAAGTGGCTCTACATCGGCGGCAAGAAGGTCAACGGCCGCGATCCGTCGCGCTGGGAAGATCTCGACACCGCCGCCGCCTTTTATCGCTACCTTCGTGACGCGAAGAGCATTCGCCGCAAGGCGGTGGAGAACCCTGTCATGCATCGTCACGCCATCCGGCTCACCCGGCGCGGCAAAGTCCAGTTCGTGCAGCCTTGGCACCACGGCGACCCATTCTTCAAGGCGACGGGCCTGGAGCTGATCGAGCTCCCCAAACTGCGCGACACAAATCGCCTTTCGCCGCCTCGGACAGGCACCGCCGAGCACAAGGCTTGGAGTGCCGTGCACAGGGCGCCACCGGGGCCGGACAGGGCCCGCATACGCAGCCAGACATTCCCCGGCATCGCTCTCGCGATGGCCAGCCAGTGGGGATCGCTTCTGCCGGGCCATGTCGAGCCCGAGCAGATGGAAATGTTCAGGGAGGCAGCATGAACCTGCTCGACAAGGCCACCGACTGGACCAACCAGACGAACGAGGAGCGCGCCGAGATGTGCGCGATCTTCCTCCACACCTTCAACCTCATGACGGCCGGTGAACAGTACCGCACGCGCCATCGCATCCGGGTCTGCGCCGACTCCCAGCGCGAGTGCCGCGCAAGGGTGAAGCCATGAACGCGCGCGTCATCCACGGCGATTGCACCGTCATTTTGCGCCAGCTTTTCCTTGCTGGCGTGAGGGTGGATGCGGTGTGCACCGACGCCCCCTATCACCTCGCTAGTATCGTGGCGCGCTTGGGCCAGCCGGACAGCGCTCCGATCCAGTCCGGTACGACCGGCGTGTACGCTCGCTCCTCGCAGGGCTTCATGGGCCAGCAGTGGGACGGTGGCGATGTCGCTTTTCGGCCAGAAACCTGGCGGCGTGTGTTCGAAGTGATAAAGCCGGGCGCTTACCTCGTCGCCTTCGCCGCAACCAAGGGCTACCACCGGATGGCCTGCGCGATCGAAGATGCCGGGTTCGAAATCCGGGACATGCTCTCATGGCTGTATGGCACCGGCTTCCCCAAGTCGCACAACCTGGACGGCGAGCACGAGGGCAAGGGCACGGCGCTGAAACCAGCCGTCGAGCCGATCGTCTTCGCGCAGAAGCCAATCAGCGAGGGCAGCGTACTCGCGAACACCGCACGCTGGGGCGTGGGCGCGATCAACATCGACGCCTGCCGGATCCCTACTGATGAGGAGCTGAAGGCGGGAGCGGGTAAGCTCTGGTCTCATTATCGGGCCGGTACGGAGCCGGAGGGTCAGGACCCACAAGGCGGAAAGCCCGGCCGCTGGCCTGCCAACCTGCTGCACGACGGCAGCGTGGAAGTGCTTGAGGCCTTCGCCGCCTACGGCGAGCGCGGAGCCCTGGCGCCGGTGGGCGAGCGGGCGGCCGACAAGTGCCGCAACGTCTACAACGGATCGTTCAAGGGCAATGGCGACAACGGTGCGTCCTTCCAGGGCGATTCCGGTACCGCGGCGCGGTTCTTCTATTCGTCGAAAGCGACCCAAGGCGAGCGCATCTTCGAATGCCGCGAGTGCGGGGCGCACACGATCGGCAAGCCGAGCTGCGGCCACACCGACCTGCGCACCCATCCGACCGTCAAGCCGATCTCGCTGATGGAATGGCTGGTCAAGCTGGTGTGCCCAGCCGGCGGCCTGGTGCTCGATCCGTTCGCGGGTACCGGCACCACCGCAGCGGCCGCGCGCGCCGCCGGCATGCAATCGCTCTCGATCGAGGCGGACGAGAACCACGTCCGAGACATCGCGGTTCGGCTTGGGCTGGACCTCTCCCAGATCACCACCGCCGAGGTCGCCGCGCTGCCGGTCGAAAACGGCTCACAGATGGACATGTTCGCATGACAGGCATCTACATCCAATTCGCTAACGATGGCCGCTCGATCGAGAAGTGCTCACCGGAGCGCTTCGACGGCGTCAACGGCTACGCCTTCCGCTTCCCTGACGCTGATGCGCCGGTCGATCCCGATCCCGTCGAGATCGGCGCGCGGTCCGCCGCCGCCGCCATGGGCTTCGATTTCGACGAACAGTGTGGATACGAGACCGACGCAGATCACTGCGACAGCAGCAAGTGCATCGGCGGCTTGAACGAGGATCATCACCCGGAGGACTGCCGGGAAATGATGCGCCACATCGCGCGCGCCGTTCTGGCGGGAGCAGCATAATGGGCTGGAAATCGGTCAAAGAGTACTACCGCATCACGCACGACGTCGCGGTGTATCCCGAGAAGGGCATCTGCATCGGCTCGCCCTACATCCACGACATCATCGTGATCTCGATGGCCACCGGCGCCATCGTGCGCCGCTGGGGCGGGCCGCATCGCGATCCCATCAGCCGATACCTCGCGGAAATGGACGCTGACCCGGCCAAGCTGGCGGAACTCGTCGCGCAGCAGGACACGTTCGAGCGCTCGATCCCGGTCTACACCTACGAGGGCGCCGACATCGTCGAGTGCTTCTGCGAGGAACTCGGATGGCCGAACGTTACGCACGACGGCCGCATGATGTACGAGAACACCTTCTCGGCCGACCGCGACCAGGTCGTGAAATGGGCACTGCGGAATGCCCGAGCGTCTGTCGAGGCGTGGGGCGACCAGCTGCAGGATGCGAAGCGCCGCTTTGATGAAGTAGTGGGCCATCAGGAAGAGGCTCGACATCGCCTGGCGGTGTTCGGGGCCATGGACGCAGAGATCGCAAAGCGGCGCCCGGCGCGCGTCATCAAAGCCCTCGGCCAGAGGATCTCCAACCTGGGCGACATGCATATCCCCGTCTCCCGGCGCACCATGAAGGTGCTGCTGGACACGCTGGGGTTGGGGGACTGGGATCCCGGTTGCGACGATGTCCGGGAAGTCGACGCGCTTGCGCTCGATATCCTGCGGGAGCTTGCTGAGAGGGCGATCAAGGCATGAGCATCGAAGAACGCCTGGCGGATTGGACCCCGGTCCGCCTGATCGAACACATCGCCGCAGCCTCGGAGGCCATGGCGTGGCAGGCTGGCGTTGGCGGCCGAGAGACGGCCGGCGCCATCATCTCCTATCTCGCGCTCAAGCCCGAGCACATCGAGCCGTTCCTGAATGGTGGGATCTCGGAGCTGCCGAGCGAGTGGATGGATGGTGGCCGCCTCACCTGGCACGGCATGAATGGGAAGATCGTGCATCCGGACGAAGTGCTGGAGGCCCGGGCGGCCCGGCGCGCCCGAGAAGAGACCGAGCTGTAATGGCTTGCGAGCACGTCAAACTGCCCGGCGGCGGCACTGCCATCGTCTGCGGCACCCGCAAGCGCCAGCGCTGCAACAGCTGCGGCGGCCGCGCGAGCCTGCTGTGCGACTGGAAGGTGGGCGAGGGCACCTGCGACCAGCCGATCTGCGCCCGTTGCACCACGTCGCCCGCGCCCGACAAGGATCTCTGCCCCAGCCACGCTGCCGCGTTCGAGCGGTGGAAGGCCAGCCGGGCGGAGGAGAAATCACAGAGGAGTACCGAACGATGACGGCCGACCGACGCCGCGAAAGCCTGCTGCGCCTCGCAGAGGTGATGGGCCGCACCGGCCTGTCCCGAACCACGATCTACAACCGCATGAAGGCGGGCACATTCCCCCACTGCCTGCGCATCTCTGCCGGGCTGGTCGCCTGGTACGAGAGCGACGTGGACGCGTGGGTGAACGACCCCATGGGCTGGCGCGCGCCGGCCATCGCGGCCTGAGGTGGCGACGATGACCGACCGCACACTCCTGCGCCTCGCTGCCGTGAAGGCCCGCACCGGCCTGAGCCGGACCACCATCTACCGCCGAATGGATGCTGGCACCTTCCCGCGCTCCATCCAGATCAGCCCCGGCCTCGTCGGCTGGTATGAGGCCGACATCGACGGGTGGGTCGCGGACCCGATGGGCTGGCGCCCAAGCGGGGCCGAAGCGTGAGCACCTGGTTCAAGGATCGCCGGCAGGAGTTCATTGCGACCACGCTGCGCCAGTTCGGCCAGGTCCGGCGCTCCGACCTCATGCGGCAGTTCGATATCTCGATGCCCCAGGCGTCAAAGGATATCGCGGACTTCCTCGCGAATGACCCTCCCTTCGTGACCTATGACCTGACGGCGAAGGCCTACGTGCTCAATGACCCGCCCAAGCGGCCGAGCTGCCGGATCTGCCGCGACACCGGCTACATCGACTTCGCCCACCTGGCGCTCGATCCCTGCGACCACGGCCGCCCAGCCGCCTTTCCAGAGGAAGAAAACTGACATGGCCACCGGTATTCCCTTTCCCGAAGCCAACACGATCCTGCGCGCGCCGACGCCGGAGGATGCTGCGGCCGGCACGGTCTATGACCTGCACGTCCACCGCTACACCGACCTCGACGGCCAGCCGAACGTCATCAGCAAGTGGCAGTTCGCGCCGAAAGAGCTTGCTCAGATAATCGCAGCGGGCGGTGTCTTCTGGTTCCACGCTTGGGGCCATACCCATCCGCCGGTCGGCATAAGCGGAGATAACCCGTTCGTTCGGGCTACGCGTTCGGTCGAACAGGCAGGCGATGAGAACGTTTCTTTTCAAGAGGGCGTCGCGGCTTGGATGCAGGCTTGTTTTGGCCCGGTGATCTCGGCCGATCAAGTTGAACGTGCAGACCGCTTCATCGAGGAAGCGCTCGAGCTCGCGCAGACTATGCCGGGCTTCACTGCGGAACGCGCGCATGCCTTGGTCGACTACGTCTTCAACCGCGAGGTTGGGGAGAGATCGCAGGAGGTTGGCGGCGTGATGGTTACACTCGCGGCCCTCTGCAACACGGCGGATATCAACATCGAGGAGGCCGCGAACGCCGAGCTCGCGCGCGTCTGGACCAAAGTCGCCGCGATCCGCGCAAAGCAAGCCGCAAAGCCGACTGGCAGTGCTCTGCCCATCGCCCGCCCCGCCGAACCTGCGGGCGAGGAGCCGGTGGCGTGGGTAAGCCCGCTGCAATTGAAGGCCATCGCGAACCGGCCCCAGGACACTGGCGGAGAGTACATCCCTATTCGTAAGTCGCGCGCGGGGCAGTTCACCATGCCCGTCTACGCGCACCCGGCGCTAAGCAACCCCGAAAGGTCGGTGGAGGCTTGGAGAACGATCGAAAGCGCGCCGAAGGATGGGACCATGATCGACGTTTGGCGCGATGGCACCCGCGAAACGGTCTATTGGGGGCTTCCTCCGCATGAGTGCGGCGAGATGGGATCGTACTGCGATAGCGACTGGCATTCGATTAAGAAGCCGGGCTGGATTTGCAGCACATTCGGCGAGTTCGTCGGCGGCAAGCACGATCCTTTCACCCACTGGATGCCCCTGCCTGTCGGTCCATCAGTTTCCGCCGCGCAAACCCGGGGGGAAGGCAAGTGAGGAAGTGGATCAAGCGCCTGCTCGGCCCGCGCGAATGCGATCATGACTGGCGGCGCATCGCGGCCAGCTGGTTCGCCTACGAGGCCAACCCCGGCAAATTTTTCGTGATGTGCTCCAAGTGCCGGGCACGCGAAACCAGAGAGGACACTCGGGCATGACCAGCACCAAGATCACCAAGGAGAACCTCTCACCTCTCTGGGGCCTGACGATCGTGCAGGATCAGCCGGGCACCGTCATTCGCAACGCGAGGACGGGCGAAGAATTGACCGTGAAGGACGGGTGCGGCGTCACATTGGATGGAACCGTTCACCTGACGCCGAGCGACTATGCAGCGCTGTGCTCGCGCGTTGGAGCAAGCGCATGAACCCTGCAGAGTTCAAGGCTATCCGCAACGGCATCGGCTGGACGCAGCAGCGCCTAGCCGAAGAACTTAATGTCTCCCGCGAGTATGTCGGACTGATGGAGCGGGGAATGGCCGCGATCGAGCGACGCACGGAGCTTGCGCTACGCTACGTCGCAAGCAGCCAGGCGCGCGCAGATGCGTAACTGGCAGATAGCCGCGCCGCATTGGATTGCCCGCATCCACGCTGACATGCCGGACGCTACACCCGACCAACTCCGCAAGGCGTTGCGGGCCTCCGCCTCGGACTTCCACTGCGGCACCTCGTGGGGCAAGAAGGTCTGGGCCAAGCACTGCCGGATCTACCTGGCGCGCATGGCGGGCCGGGGCGCTTTCCGGGGCGATGGCAAGGAAACGGTGTGGCCAGCCGATATCGTGTTCCCTTGGCGAGGCGAGGGCGCCGCATGACCGGGTACGTGTCGCCATACCCTGCCGAGGTCGGGCCGAACTATCGCAACCGGATCGAGGGCAACGCGATGGTCGAGCGCATGCACTTCATGCCGCGATCTGACGGCGGCGAGGAAACCTGCCAGCCGCGAGCCTGCCGGGAATGTGAGCGGGAGCGTACGTGGGAGGCAGGGCAGAAGCGGGGAACCACCTTAGGTGGTGCATCGGGAGGCCCAATTAGCGAAGATTAATTCCCCTGCGGCGCGGGGTAATGTTAGGCTCCGTGGATGACCGAAATAGAGCGCCTCCGCATGGCCACCGAAGACGACGTGCAGCGCGCGCTCGAGGGCGCCTCTTTCGGCGCGTGGCCGCAGGATCCGGCGGCGCTTCTCGAATTCTTCAATTTGATGTTGGACACGAAGATCGGGCAGACGGCTGGAGATGCGGCCATGTGGCCCGGCCTGCGGCGAAACCTCCAGTAGGACCAGCCTAGAGCAGCGGGGCCGGCGCGCTCGCCCGAGCGAACCACGGCACGTCGGTCCGGTCCACGATCAGCGGCCCCTCCCATATTCGAAGCAGCGAAAACGCCTCGTCCGGCGTTCCGTCTGTCCATCGCTCCCAATTCTCCGGAGCGAGGATCGTGGGCATGCGGTCGTGCACGTCCGCCATCTGCTCGCAGCCATCGACCATCACCATGGAATAGGCGTTGCCCCACTCATCGGTCGGCCGCCAGATCCCTGCGACGGCGAACAGCTCTTGATTCGGCAGGGAGTACCAAGTGCGCGTCATCGCCCCCGCTGCGCCCTCGGCCTCGGCCCAGGCGGTGACGGGGATCAGGCAGCGGCGATCGCGGAAGCTGTCCCGCCACATCGGATTGCCGCGCAGCTTGTCGTCGCGGGCGTTGTTCGTCGCGGTGGGCTTCAAGGGCTTGCCGGTTTTCTTGCTCACCGCGTGACGCGGGAAGCCCCAGGTCATAGTCCGTACTTCACCCTCTGCGACCACGAGGCCGGTGTATTTCGGGTAGACCTCGGCGGCGAAGTTGGGTGCAACGTTGCCTCGGGCGCGGAACAGAGACCTCACGGCATCAGCCGGCTTGGTCATGCGGTACAAATTGCACAT